TACCCCAAAAAAGAAATCAAAGCCAGTACAAACGCGAGCTAAATAATGGCTGTCGAGACTGCGATTGAAAGGGCTATTATGATCGCAGACTTTGGGGTATCGGCAGAGTTTAAACCCTTGTCAGGTCAAAGTAAGACAGTTACTTGTATTTTTGACGATGACTTTGAATCTGTAGAAACTTCTGGAACGATAGCTTTTGCATCAAGTCAACCAAGGATAACAATACCCACAGCTAATTTAACCGGCGTTGTCGAAGGAGATAAGATTACAGTTGATACAGTGACGTATGTGATAAGGGTTGTCAAGGCAGACGGAACGGGTATGACTGAGTTGATGTTGGAGAAGCAGTAATGGCGCATGTACGCAAGCAGATTCGTTCTGCTATGGTCACTGCTCTTACTGGTTTGACAACTACGGGTTCTAACGTGTTTGAATCTAGAGTTTACGATCTTGCTAGTGCAAAATTACCAGCCATTGCTGTATATTCCGTGAATGAAAACTTATCATATCAAAGTATTGGCAGTAACAGATTGCAGTTAAGGTCTAGTATTTTTGGTGTAGAAATATATGTTAAATCTGCATCTGGTTACGATGCTACTTTAGATCAAATAACTGTTGAGGTGGAAGAAGCTTTGTACGCGAACAGAACTTTCGGAGGTCTTGCACAAGATATGAAAGTGATGTCTTTGAATACTGAAGTTAGTGATCAAGGAGATATGCCGATTATTTACGGTACATTGGAAGTTGAGATACAATATCAAACGGATGAGAATGACCCAGAAACAGCAATTTAAGAGGATATACTATGGCTACTTATGCAGGAAAAGGTGGAGCTATGACAAGTCAAGCATCGGGAGGAAGTGCTACATCGGTTCTTGAAATCAGAGATTACAGCTTTACAATTACTCAAAACAGCGTTCCAGATACCGTTTTAGGTGATGACTTTGAATCACATAAAGCTACTACTGGTACTTTTACAGCAACCGTAAACTGTATCTATGACGATTCAGATGCAGGTCAAGAAATCTTTGTACCTGGTACTGATGTCGGAGTTGTCTTCTTTCCGGCTGGCAATAGTAGCGGAAAGGAAAAGTTTACTGGCACTGCATATATTCAGGAAGAGTCTACAAATGTAAGTGTAGATGGTCTTGTGGAAAGAACATTCACTCTTGCAGGTCAGGGGACTGGTTTAACTAAGGCAACCGTTTAATGAGTGCAATAAAGCAAGCTATTAATCATTTTGACGCTAAAGCAACACGTAAAATTGAAGTCCCTGAATGGGACATGACACTTTACACTAAAAATCTTAGCGTAAATGACAAAAAGAATTGGACTACCAGAGCAAACGGTGATAATCATTTATATGTTGTTTATGCTTTAATTTTTGGCGTTACCGACAAGAATGGTGAACCAGTTTTTACAGTTGCAGACAAACACGATTTGTTGCATAACGTTGATGCAGAGATAGTCAGTCGTATTGCTAATGAGGTATTTGCGGACACTACGGAGGAAGACCGCGAAAAAAACTCATAACTGACGATGGTAAAACAGACCTTTGGCATATGTATGAACTTGCTAATTACCTTCGTCAGCCATTAACAACAATACTGTCTATGACTGATGCTGAGTTTAAACATTGGTTTACCTTTTTGAGATTGAAGGAAGAACAAAATGGCAATACCAGTAGTTAAAGGCGACATTGTTACTAGAGTCACAGTAGATGACAAGCAATATGGACCAGCAATAACCAATGCAACAAACCAGTTAAAAAAATTTGATAGAGAAGGTCAAAAAGTAAAAGGTAATCTAAGAATTATTCGCGGTGGTTTTGGTCAACTAGGACATCAAATACAAGACGTAGCCGTACAACTTCAAACCGGAACAGACGCATTCATAGTTTTCGGTCAGCAAGGCTCACAAATAGCATCTCTTATGGGTCCAGGGGGAGCAATAGTTGGTGCTTTTTTAGCCGTTGGTGCGGCAGTTGCTACTACTCTTTTTAAATTCAATCAATTTGGTGACGCATTAAAAGATTTAGACGCTGAAGGTTTAGAATTAGCAAAAAACTTTAATCAATTAAGCGATCTAGATAAGAAAATTGCTGTAGGCGCAGTATCAGAACAAGCAAAAACTTTAGCTAATGAAATTGTTGATCTAGACAAACAAGTTACTAAGTTTCGCAAGAAAGTAGACGATGCTGAACAAGCAAAAGCAGCGCACAGTGACAGTCAATTAATAATAGTTAAAGATTTACCGGAGACTGAAAGAAAGTTACAAAAATTTATCAATTTGCGAGAGAAAGCTGGCGAAAAATTACAAGACTTATTAAATAGCATCAATCCAGAACATATTCAAGCGGAGAAAGTAGCAGAAGACTTTCAAAAACTAAGTGATACTTTGGACGAGCAAATAAATACTTTTGGTAAAACTAATGAACAAATTATTCGACAAAGTGAAGTTTTTAAATCTTTAGAAGCGGATGAGAAAAAAGTTATCGAAGCCAAGTTGCAGAATATAGAATTATTGAAAAAACAAGCGGAAGAATCTAAGAAATTAGCAAAACAACAAATTGAACAACAAAAAGAGATGGAAAAAGCACAACAACAAGAAAGACAAAGAAGGGCGCAAGAATTTAAACAACACTTGGCAGAGCAAGAACAATTATTTGAGAAAAATCAACAACAAGTAAAAAACATTCTTGGTAATGTAACCGATGGATTTGCAGATGCCATCACAGGTGCTGAGAACTTCCAAGATGCTATCAAGGCGATGGCTAAATCTGTGATCGATGATTTAATACGCATGGCTATCCAAAAAACAATTACCGATCAAATCTTTGGAGCGATTACGTCTGCCTTTCCTGCGTTATTTGGCACTAGCACTGGAGGCTTTAATACTGTTCGGAGTGGTTCAGGTTCCACACAAATTCCTTTAGGCATTCCACAGTACACGGAAGGACCAGCACCACGCATTCAGACTGGGTACACTAATCGAGCAAACGGAGGTCCAGTCATGGGTGGCTCAAGTTACATGGTTGGAGAGAGAGGACCAGAGCTTTTTGTACCGCGTCAATCTGGTACTATTGTACCAAACGGAATAGGAGGCGTTACAATTAATCAATCTATTAATATATCTACGGGTGTGCAAAATACGGTACGTGCAGAGATTGCTAATCTTATGCCTCAAATACAGACCGCAACAAAAAATGCAGTGATTGATGCGAGAAATCGTGGCGGGTCATTCTCTTCTCAGCTTGTAGGTGCATAATGCCAGAAACATTTCCAACAGTCGGATTGCAAAGTCTAGAGATGAGTCTGAAAAGGACGGTCGCTGTAACACAATCTCCGTTTACTTATGAATCACAGACTTTTCAGCATAACGGAGCTATCTGGCAAGCCAATATTACTTTGCAGCCAAGGAATCAAACAGAATCAAGAGTGATCGAAGCTTTTATTGCTAAACTAAAAGGTCGAGAAGGGACTTTTTATTTTGGCAATCCAATGATGACAAGTTCTTTGTCTGCCAACACCGTTTCAAGTGCTGCAATCCGCGCAGAATCTTTTACTTTAGGATCAGGAACAGATGCTGTACCAGCGGGAACACAATTTCAGTTAAATAATTATCTTTACATAACTACTGAAGATAAAGCTGCATCAGCTACTACTTTGAATTTTCAACCTGGATTGCGAGTAGCAGTTTCAAGCTCACAAACTATTACTTATAACCTTCCCAAATCAACGTGGCGTTTAGTATCAAATGACGTAAGTTACAGTATTAATCAATCCAGTTTGTATTCGTTTTCATTTGCTTGTGAGGAAGCACTATGAGTCGCGGGTTAAATACAGCAATGACAACCGTAACTACTGATAGTGTTGTTCGACCCTGCTATTTTTTGGACTTGGCATTTGTGGATAGTAGTAATAATGCGAGTCCCTTGTATTTTTGGACGGGTTTCGGAAGTCTGACGGCTAACAATGCAGCCGGAGCTAGTGTTAGCTATCAAGGTGCTGGAGATTTGTTATCCATCTCACCAATCGAAGAAAGTCAAGAGTTACAGGCAAACGGTCTCACTCTAACTCTAACGGGCGTTAAATCGAGCTTAGTAACCGTAGCTACTACAACAAACTACCAAGGGCGAGAGGCTACTATCAGGCTTGGTGCTCTGGATACCTCAAATGATCTCATTGCAAGTCCCGAAATTATTTTCGAGGGATTCATGGATGTTATGACGATTTCCGATCAAGGTGATTTGTCAACAATACAGATGACTGTTGAAAATAAACTCATTGGCTTTGATCGGGAAAAGCCTAGATATTATACGGCTGAAGATCAGAAATACATAGGTTCTTTAGGTTTGCCGATCACAACAGCGGGAAGCTTTGTGGTAACGACAACTTACAAGATTGTCTCAGTAGGAAATACTGATTTCCAATCCATAGGAGCATCAGCAGACACAGCAGGAGTCGAATTTACTGCTACTGGAGTTGGTTCGGGAACTGGGACAGCACAGATAGTTGATCTGGGATGTCAGTACGTTGCAAGCTTAGAGCAGACGAATATGTACTTCGGGCGACCTACACCCAACGCAACTATTCAACAAACAGGTGTTCAAGGCTTTCCAGGTAGAAGTGGACGTTAAATGATTGAGCGCGAGTCCCTTACGAATTGTCGATACGATATCGAACCCTTACTCTTTGAGCACTGGCAAGAAGTTGCGGCGAATCAAGAGCTAATAAAATTGAATCCCGATTGGGAAAAGTATGCAGAACTTGATAGGGCTGGCAAGCTTGTCGCAATGATAGCAAGAGAACGGCGGAAAGTTGTCGGATATATTGTATTGATAATCTCTGAGCATTTGCATTACAAAGATCACAAATTTGCTCACAATGATGTATTTTATGTCAAACCTGAGTATCGTGGTGGGTTAGGTGATCAGTTGTTGAAAGCTGCGGAGTTAGAAGCAAAAAGGTTGGGTGCATCGGTCATGCTGATGAATACAAAAGTTTACGCTGATTATTCACCGCTCTTGGAGGATCATAATTTTGATTTATTTGAGAAAGTGTACATAAAGGGGCTTTTTTAGATGGCGATCACAGCATTTGCTGGATTAGCAAGCGCGGCAGGAGCAGCAGCGTATATAGGTCTTTCCACAATAACATTTGCTCAAGTAGCTACATATTTTGCACTAGGCGCGGGGTTGTCATTAGTAAGTCGTGCCTTAGCTCCGAAGCCGAGTTTCGGTGCAGAAATGCAGGGCATTACACAGACCCAGCGAGGAACAAAGATCGCTCGTCGTTTAGTCTATGGACGAGTTCGCGTTGGGGGTGCTTTAGTTTTCTTTGATAGCTCTGGAACCGATAATGAGTTTTTGCATTTAGTTGTGGCTCTTGCCGGACACGAAATTGATGGTGTTGAAAAAATCTATTTCAATAAAGATGAGGCGATAACTATAGATGACAGCGGAAACAAGACCTATAACTCGCCTTACACAAGTGACTATACTTTTTGCTCAGTCCATTTAGGAGATCAAACAACAGCAGATTCTAGTTTGGTCTCTGCGAGTACAAAGTGGACCAATAACCACATACTCTATGGAACTGCCTATGTGTATATTCGTCTTACATACAATGCTGATGTTTATGCTGATGGTGTGCCGAATATCTCCGCAATCATTCGTGGTAAGAAAGTAAACACTACAGGAAGCGATGTGGAATTTTCACAGAATCCTGCGTATTGTTTGAGAGATTATATTACTGATACGACCTACGGGCTTGGAGAAGCTTCTGATAAAGTTGTTTTTACGCAGCGAGATAATACTAGCTCTTCAACCAGTCATGCGATATGTGATCAGTCTGTAACGACGAAAAGCGGGACGCAAACGCGATATACCATTGATGGCGTTCTGTCTAGCGGTGATAGTATTAAGAGTAATCTGGAATCTATGCTATCAAGCATGGGCGGGCAGTTAATTTACACGGGGGGCAAGTACCACATAAAGGCAGGAGCGTACTCTGCGCCGGAAGTTACTTTAGACGAATCAAATATCGTCGGAGGAATACAAACAGCAACACGGACATCAAGACGAGGTCTCTATAACGCCGTGCGCGGTTCGATTCCATCTGCTCAAGACAACTATCAAGTTATCGATTATCCGCCACAAATCAATACAACCTCAGCCACCTCAGATGCGGAAACGATCTTTTTAGAAGTCAACTTTCCTATGACTACTGAAGAGAAACGAGCGCAGCGTCTTGCAAAGCAAGTCTTAGCCCGTGGTCGACAGCAGATTAAAGTCAGTTTTAACGCAAACATGAAAGCGTTCCAAGTAAAAGTCGGTGATACCATTACGGTAAAAAATGAAAAACTGAATTTCGGAAGTGGTGGGAAAGTTTTTGAGATTATTGGATATCGTCACATTCTTTCGCAAGAGGGAGCGTTACTGTATGCAATCGACGCGGTGGAGATTAGTTCCACAGTTTATGATTGGACGGCTAGTAACGATGAAATAGATCGCATCACAAGTGCTAGTATAACTCCGTATAATCCTTATTCCACCCCTGCCCCAACAAATCTTAACAGTTCTGTAGATACGTTTGTAAATCCCGATGGTACAGCAAGCTCAATATTAAAATTAAGCTGGACTGCGGCTGCTGATAGTTTTATCGATCATTATGCGGTCGATCACAAGGAAAACAGCGAAAGCAATTCTGAATATAGAAGACAATTAACCAATTTAACAAGAGCCGAAATCGGTGGATTAGAAATTGGTAAAACCTATAACATTCGGGTTCATTCTGTGAATCAGTTTGGTGTGACATCTGCAAGTGCTTTACAGGGAAATATTGAATTAACAGCAGATAACACCGCACCAGCAGCACCGACATCGGTTTCTGCAACTGCTGGTTTAAGAAGTGTGGAGCTTGCTTGGACATCTCCCACGGCTACTGATTTGGAAGCGATTGAAATTCATCAATCAACAGACAATAGTAATTTTACGCAAGTAGCATTGCATTCAACTTCAAATACTAATACCGCTGATAGCACTAGACCTGATACGTTTATTCGACAAGGGTTAGTGATTGGTACAACGTATTATTTTAAGCTAAAGGCTAGGGACAGAAGTGGTAACAAAAGCGATTTTACAAGTGTAGTGAGTGCTACACCGGCGCAAGTCGTTGATGATGATATCACTGCATCTAATATTGTAATAGCCAAAAAAGCCGTAGCTGATTCCGTTGGTAGCTTTAATTTTGATAGGAATCAATATCTTACACAAAGTAATTTTGATTTGGGCGGTAGCACATTTACGAATGTTTTTGGCAATCTTCCGTATCAGAATGGTACCGTAAGCGGATCGTCAGTAACGTTGCCTGAGTTGTTAAGCACTTCCTTTAATACAGGGGATTTTTTATCAGGAGCAACTATCGGAGGAGTTCCAGCAAGAGAGATATTTATTGAATTTCTTTTCCAGCCCGTAGGTAGTTTCTCTTCTAGCAGTCGGTCGTTTGGTGTTATAAGTGTTATTGAAACGGACATTGGTGGTACACCAGATTTTACATCTACTAATTCACTTGATTATAAAGTAGCAATTTTTAGAGAGTATGTTGGATCTGCACAAGGAAGTAACAGGGGAGTATTCGGAAGCAATTTTTTTAGAGCCAATAAAACGGTGCATATCAAATGCTGGGGAACTATCAATAGTTTTAGCTCAAATAATGGTGTAATAGGTGTTGGACAAGTCGCGGTTAGAGCGGAGTATCTAGCTGTATGATCATGTTATCAGAAGACATATCTATATCGGACTTGGATCAATTACGATTTATCCGTAATGGATTATTAACAGAATCCGATTGGACGCAAAGTGTAGATTCACCTCTGTCAGATGCTAAAAAAACAGAGTGGAGAACATATCGACAACAATTAAGAGATATTACTCAAGGTCTCAACCAAGAGAGCGTCTTTGACTTTAGCACAATACCAAATCCCCCAACATAAATTTTCAATGTAGATAACATAGATTGTCTATGGCAAAATAAACATCGATAACAAGTCAAGGTGTAATTATGACTACTTTTAACTTAGTTAAAGATGATACTGCCCCGCAAATCAAAGCTACTATCACCAGAGAAGACACTGGTGCTGTAGTCAATATGTCGGGAGGAACAGTAAAACTTAAATTCCGTGAGAAAAATTCATCCACTATCCTCTTCACTCTAACAGCTTCAACTGCTGGAGATAATCTGCAAAATGGTATAGCAATATTTGTTTTTGGATCAGGTGATTTGTCGGTATCCCCCGGCGATTACGAGGGTGAAATTGAACTGACTCACTCTGATGGTACTGTAGAGACTATCTTTGAACTGTTGAAGTTTTTAGTAAGAGAAGACTTCTAATGCTTAAAGCGACAATAGAATTTGCTAGGAAAGTCGCAAGTATTGTATTTCC